GACTTTGACCATTGAGGCGCAAGACAACTCTTGTACCGATACAATTAGTTGGATGGTCGTGGGCGAGCGACAAGACGAACACATGTACGACACAAATTGGACCGACGATGACGGCAGGGTAATCGTTGAACCTCTGAAACCCGTCGAAGAAGAAGAGGAGTAACACATGGCAACTACATACGAATGGTCTTACGACCTCAAGACCGCAACCGCGCCGGTTGACGGTGAAGACGACGTAATTCGCGAAGTCCACTGGCGGCTTACTGCCACCACTGACGATGACCCGCCCATCTCGCCTAGCGCCTACGGGAGCGTCGCGCTGGGCGGCGTCGACGACACTTATGTGCCTTTCGACAGCGTTACGAAGGACGACTGCAAAGCATGGGTGCTTGCGTCGCTGGGTCGCACCGAGGACGAGATCAAGGCCGCGCTCGACGAGCGGATCAACGCAATCAGGACGCCTGCTTTGGAGAGCAAGGTGCCGCCCGGCTGGTAAAAGGAGAAATAAGTAATGGCCCTCACCAAAACGACCAGCGGCGTGCGGACGCTCGCCGCCAGCGAGGTTGCAACGGCCAACATCGCCGACTCGAATGTGACGACCGCGAAGCTGGCCGACGACGCGATCACTGCCGCCAAGTTGGCCGACGACGCGGTCGGGCTGGCGGCGCTCGCGCCACAGACAGACGGTTCCCTCATATCGTTTGATGCCTCGACCAATCCGACGTTGATCTCACCCGGCACATCTGATCACGTTTTGACAAGCGGCGGCGCTGGCGCGGTGCCGTCGTTCCAAGCGAACCCATCTGCCGTGCGCCTGCTGCAATCTGTGTCGGCGTCAGACGACGCGACCATCACGATGGGCGACGCCGCGAGCGCGGCGCACTTCGCAAACAGTACCTACAAAAAGTTTGTCATTTACGCCTACGGCATCGACCTGTCTGTCGATTCCCAAATTCATATGGAGTTTGGGACCGGCGCGACGCCGACGATAGATACCGGCGCGAACTACGGCTACGCAAGCAACTCATACGTCACCACTAGTGCCGCCGCCTCGTACGAGAATCAAGACGGCGGCGGCAGCAACATCCGATTTGTCGGCAGTCAGCAAGATGCGGCTGCGCCGCCCGCATTCGCAAGCTTCAGTGTCGAGATTATCGACCCCGCGGAAAGCACCAAGTTCACGATGGTCACAGGCTGGCACATGCTGAGTTCAATCAATCTGGATGATTTTCACCGCGTCTTGTTTTTCGGCGTGTATGAACAAAACACCGCCGTCACAGCCGCTAGGTTTTCGTTGACCAGCGGGAATTTTGAGACCGGCGAGTTTCGGCTCTATGGCGTGAGGGATTCGTGATGACACGTTACCACAACATTGACGGTAAGCGCGTTGCGTTCACCGTGGGAGAAGAAGCGGCGGCAGACGCCGCTGATGACGTTTACAATAGCGAGGCCGAGGTCAACAAAAGACATAACGGCAAGGTAGACCGTCAACGGATTGCTGGTTACGCGAGCGACGGCGACAACTTCGATGCTATCTGGAAAGCAATTGACGCTCTGCGTCAGGGCAGCGATTTGCCCGACGAGGTCACTAACATTCTAGCAAGCCGCGCCGCGAACAAAGCGGCAAACCCGAAGCGATGACCGAACCCAAACACATCGCCGACGCCGCCGCTGGCTTCGCTGGCATAGGTGCTTGGCTCGAATTTGTGCCACTCCCTGAGTTGGCGGCGTTGGCGACGCTCTGCTGGTACGGAGCGCGCTTCGCGAGCTGGGCAATCAAGCGATGGCGCGAGCGCTCCTAATCGCCGCGGCGCTGCTGCTCGTGCCGGCGGGCGCCGCCGCGCAGGCAGTGTGCGCCAACTACAAAGAGATTAGCGAGCGCCTGTCTAGAGTGTATGGCGAGCGCGTGGCTGGCAGGGGCGTCGATGCGCAAAACCGGATGTTTGAAATCTGGGCCGGCGCGGAAGGCTGGACGATCCTCATGACAAGCGCCGACATGTACGGTTGCGTGATGGCAATCGGCCTAAAGGGGACGACGTGGGAGTTTATGCCGGCGGCCGGTAAGCGCGCGGACGGCGCCGAGTAATGGAGATCGACGCACGCCTCTTGCTGACGTTGGCAGGGATGGGCGCCTCGATTGTGTCGGCGTTCGTGATTGTTAAAACCCGGCTGGGCGCGGTAATCGACCAGCTGCGCGACGTTGAACAGCGGCTCCGAGCGCTTGATAACCGCATCGATGCGCTCGATGTCGCGTGTAATTCGTCAGCAAAGTCAATCGGCAATTTTCGCGACATGTTTAACCCGGCCGAGCGAGACAAGCACAGCCGTGAACTTGAGCGCCACAAAATGGAGATCATGCATCTCCGCGAGAGCGTCAGAGATCTGCGCAAATGACCCAGCTACTGCAGCACCTCACGGCCGAGGCAGCAAACGGCTGCCTCCTCGTCATCATTACGGTTCAATTTTGATGGATATAGCAATTTTACGCAGAGAGATCGCAGCCGATGAGGGTTGTCGATTACAGCTTTATAATGACCATCTTAGTCTGCCTACATGTGGCATTGGCCACTTGCTGACGCCTGCTGACGCCGAATACGGTCAGCCGATCGGCACGTCGATTACTATAGACCGCGTCAACGAGCTGTTCGCTCAAGATGTTGAAACGGCGATCAATGACGCGCAGTCAATTATTGATGGGTTTGATGAGCTGCCACAGGAAGCTCGGCACATCCTGATCAACATGGCGTTTAATCTGGGGCGACCGCGGCTGTCGACGTTTAAGAAGATGATCGCGGCAATCGAGGCGGGCGATTGGAGCGAGGCCGCGAACCAGATGCACGACAGTCGATGGCGGCAGCAGGTTCCGGCGCGGGCGGGGAGATTAACCCGCCGAATGCGCGATCTGACAATCTAAGCACCGGTGCTGCCGGCGAGCATCTTGTGCGCTCGGTGCTCGAGAGCATGGGCGTCGCCACCGCATCGACGCCTGACGGTTTAGGGTACGACGTCGCCGCCTGCTCTGATGACCGGTGGCTGCGTGTGCAGGTTAAGGCAACGGCAAAAAGATCTCGCGACGGGCGGTACATGTTCACGACACGCCGTCGATCGCGCGGCGGGCTAACAATCGCCGACTGCGATGTTGTTGCATTCGTTGCGCTGGATCTGCGGTTAGTCACGTTTAGGCCGGTCGGTCGGATCCGCGGCAAGACTTTCAAACTAACGCCGTCGAAATTCTTGTTAGAAAATGAGCGCTCGAGTTGGGAGCAAGCTATAAAATGATACCAATTCTCACCGCACTTATGCCGGTGGTCGGCGACGTCATCGACCGCATTATTCCCGACAAAAACGCGCAGGCTAAAGCTAAAGCCGAGATCGAGCTCAAGCTCGTCGAGGCAGCTAACGCAGGTATGCTCGGGCAGCTCGATATCAACAAGGCCGAGGCGTCGCACAGATCTGTCTGGGTCAGCGGCTGGCGCCCAAGCGTGGGCTGGGTATGCAGCACCGCTTTTGCCGCCCACTTTGTCATCTTCCCGCTGACGGCGTGGGGTGCTCAAATTTTCGGTCACCATCTTCCGCCGCCGGTCGACTTCGATATGGACTCGCTGATGACTGTGCTGCTCGGCCTTTTAGGGATTGGCGGGCTCCGCACATACGAGAAGCAGAAGGGGCTGACGAAGTGAAGAAGCGAAACTACAAGCGCGAATACTCCAACTATCACGGTAAGCAAAAGCAGATACTGAACCGGTCGAGCCGCAACAAGGCACGACGCAAAATGATTTCGGCAGGCCGAGCTCGTAAGGGTGACGGCAAGGACGTTAACCATCGCGACAGCAATCCGCGGAATAATTCGAAGGGCAATCTGTCGATTATGAGCAAGGCCCGAAACCGGTCGCGGCGCTACTGACCGTCAGGATAGGAAGGACAGGTTTGCAAACAGTTTGCAAACAAAGCGATGACGGGGAATGAAAGAGGATGACACGGGATGACGGGAAGTGATAAGAAACAATGGGTTGGCTACTAACTCATTGATATCACTAGGGGCTCTGTCAGGCTCATAACCTGAAGGTCGTTGGTTCAAATCCAACCCCCGCAACCATAACAATATCAAAGACTTAGCCGCCCATTGTGGGCGGCTTTTTTGCGTTTGGTTTGCAAAAAGTTTGCGAACACCGCTGGCCGGGGGGAGTTTGCAAAATAGCCTGACGGTCACTTTTTGCTTGAAACGTACGTTTTATGTACGATATAAGAGGAGACAACAAAAGGAGACAGACAGACCCCCCCCAGCCCCGACCGCTTTTTGTGATTACTGTCACCCAGAAGAGGAAGAATAAGATGGCCAACTTCAAACAAGTCAACGCAGCCGTCTCCCGCGCCTTCCCAGATTTAGACATCGAGGTCGTGCGCGGCGAGGGCTACGTCTACTTCGCCGGGGAGGATGGCTTCGATGCTGTCCGCTCCCTGATGACCCATCCCGTTAGCACCCCAACCGACGTTCTAATCAATTCCTGCGTCGCACAGATAGGAATAGACACAGCAGCGAACGGCTGGAAAGACTGACCTCACCAGCCGCCCCCCAGCCCCGTACCGCGAAAGCGGTCGGGGCTTAAAGGGTAGGTACAACATTTTACTGGAGCTCCCCAATGGCAAAAGTCAGAAAATCAAAGAGTGGCAAACATTGGTTCGCAGACCTTCGCTCTGTCGGCGGTGCGCAGCCGCGGTTTAATTCCTCTGAAGAAGCAGAGGCGGCAGTCGCCCACGCGATCGGTCAGCAACAACAAGGCGGCTACATCAACCCGCGGACGTCGCCGACGTTCGCGCAGGCTTGCGGAGATGACAATAGCGGCTTCATCGCGTACCAGATCTCTCGCCTCTGGCAGGAGACTAACGGGATCGGCGATGGCGAGCTCGACAATAGCCGTAACAACATCCGCCATCTGCTCGCTTTAGATTTCGAGGGCAAGAAGCTCGGCGACACCAAGTTGGTCGACATCAAGGCTGGCAAGATCGCGTTGAAAATTATCCCGGCGCTTCTGGAAGGCCGCGCGCACAAGACTGCGAAAAATATTTTCGCCACGTTTAAGCAGGTGCTGTCGCACGCAGTCTTAGATGACCTGCTTTTCGCCAGCCCTTGCGCCGAAGTTAAATTTCCTAAAGGGCCTGAGAAAAAAAATAAACGTCTGTCGCGCGCGTTGATTTCTAAAATCATCGAACACGCGCGCACGACACTTGACGCGTTAAAAATCCGCTTCACCAGTTCCACCGGTTTGCGTGGCGGCGAGTTCGTCGCGCTGCGGTGGCCTGCGATCGACCTTGACGCCAAGACCGTCACGGTAACCGAGGCGAAAAAGA